AATCCAGTCTTCTTGTTTTTCGGGCATGTGAGCTTTTGGTTTTATATATCGTTGAATACTGTGACCGCTTTTTCTTAATGGCAATGTTCTACAATCAAAAAAATAGTCATACCAAGCCATTGCAACATACGAAATGACAAAAATTACAAATAATGTCGCATATAATGTATAAGGATTTTTAATATTTGGCGAATATAAAAAAATTATCATAATAATCAAGGCAAAAATTATACATTTGATATTAAAAGCAAATGGTTTTCCAGGAAATATTCCTCCAGACATATATAGTATTTGTCTTTATTTATTTTTATTTAATAATTTTAAAAATAAATTGCAATATTTAATTACTAAATACATTTGTCTGTGAAGTCTATGAACTAATAGATAGTCTTGATGTTTTTTATAAAACTTTTTTTCATTATAGGTTATTTCAGTTAAATAGTATACTTTTTTTTGAACTTTACTTTTATAGTCTGGATTTGTTAATTGTATTGCTTTGATTCTCTCTAACGCTTCTTTTTCTGTTTTAAAATAGAGGTGTTTTTTTGATTGATTATTTTCATTTTTACAAATTGCATATTTAACAAAATGTTTTATTTTAGGATAAATATTAGTATTCAACGTAGTTATTGGGTTATTAGTTGTCCATTCAATATTTGAAACTTTATTATCATTTAATATACCATTTTTATGCTTAACATACTGTAAATTATTTGGATTTTCAATAAATGCTTTGGCAACTAATTTATCTACTTTATAAAGTTTATATTCTGTATTTTCTGTATTTTCTGTATTTAATTTTAATTTAACTACATATTGCCCTTTTGTATTTACTTTAGGAGTTAATGATTTGTTTGTTTTATTGTTTTTAATTTGACCAATACAATTAATACAATAGTTTGGATTAATACTTATCGGTTTCCAATTACTTATCTTAGACATTTTATTCATTTTACTCATAATATTAATTTTTTATTATGTTATTTAGTTTTTTAATTTTATATATTTTCAATTATTTATTTAGAATTATTTTAAAATAAATAAATAATAATATTTTAAAATAATATATGAAAAAAATATACAGTACAGAAAATATAGTATATATATTATTATTCATATTAGTATTTATTTTAGGTATATTTTTAATAAAATATATGGTTTCAAAAAAGGAAGCATTTTTTATAACAGCATCAAATTATTTTACAGCAGGTCCTTTTACTACTATTGGAGGTGCTGTTATGAATAATGGTGCTCCTGGCGCATATTATGTGCATAATACCTATGGACCTCCTAATACTTTTGTAAATTGTTATAATCCGTTTGCAGTTAATCCAATGTCTGACAATACATTATCTTCAGCTAGAGGAAACCAACAGCATGCTAAATTACCTTCTTTAACACTAAACAAAAACGAGATTTCTATAAGTTTTATATATCATTCAGTTGGGTTAGCAATGTCCCATGGTGGAGGTATATACGTTTGTCTTTGTAGAATAGCCGTGCCTGATGCTACAAATGTTAGTTCTAATTCAAGAATGCCTGCAATTTTTGTACGTAGGACAAATGATTTTACTAAAAATCAATTACATATTAAGCTTCAAGGAGGATATATCTTAGACGGCGGGGTCAATACCGATTTTGACCCATGGTCGCCAAATAACAATAATGGGGAGCAGGATGTTAAAGTAGATTTGAATGAAACACATCTTATTACATATGTAATAAGAAATGAAACAAATCCTCCAGCTGGAATACCCCTCCAACAGAGAGTGGATGTATATATTGATAATGTTTTAAAAAACACTTCAAACGGGTTTTATACAAAATTTCTAGAGAACCCTACTCAGGCTAGAAAAGCATTTGGTTATGGACGAGATGTAGAACCAATGGCTTGTGGCGCAAATCAAAATATTTTGATGAGAGATTTAACAATATATAATGGAGCATTAACTCTTCCCGATATTCAACGTATATTTACTAATGTTACAGCAAAGTTTAATGCTGAAGGGGGTACCGGACGAGGTGAAAAAGGTGATAAAGGTGATAAAGGCGATACTGGTGCATCTGGTCCATCAGGTCCACCTGGTGCCAGCGGAGCAAGTGGAAGAGATGGTGCCAGTGGTGCTCAAGGTCTTCCGGGAGCCAGTGGTGCTCAAGGCCCTCAAGGTATTCAAGGTATTCAGGGTCCATCTGGTCTGGCAGGCGCTGCCGGTTTAAGAGGTGCTGATGGTGCGCCTGGTTTAAGAGGTGCTCCTGGTCCTGCTGGTGACAAAGGTGCTGCTGGTGCCCCTGGCTTAAATGGAGCAATGGGTCCTATGGGTCCAGCCGGTCCAGCCGGTCCAGCAGGTCCAGGCGGCGCTATGGGCCCATTGGGCCCAATGGGTCCTATGGGTCCTATGGGTCCCAGAGGTCCTGTTTCTAATAATAGTATTGCTTCAAACGCAGGAAGAATAAACGACGTTGAAGACGATTATTGTGAAGAATCATTATAATATATCAATATTTAAATTTAGAAATATATAATATTTTAAAATAGTATATATATAAATTAAAAATGTTTAAAGCACTCTTTGAAGCAATTTCTCAAGTTTTTAAAAGTGTTTTTCAAGTTATTTCTACAGTGTTTAACACTGTATTTACAATAATGAAATCAATAATAAATAAAGTAATATTTTTGATTAAAGTAGGATTTGCCTTACTATTTACATTTATAAAAGCAGTCTTTTATAAAGAAAATAAAATGGATCAAAATATACGAATTGGATAAAAAAAAATAATATATAAAATAATATATAAAATAATATAAAAATATAATATAAAAAAATAATATAATACAATAGTATAAGCATGCAAATTTTTGTTAAAACACTGACTGGAAAAACAATTACTCTTGAGGTTGAATCAGCTGACACAATTGATACCATAAAAGCAAAAATTCAAGATAAAGAAGGAATTCCGCCAGATCAACAACGATTAATTTTTGCTGGTAAACAATTAGAAGATGGGAGAACATTAAGTGATTATAATATTCAAAAAGAAAGCACGCTTCATCTTGTATTACGTTTACGAGGCGGATATTAATTATTATTTTTAAGGTTTTTAATATAGTTCAGATATTTGTAACATATATAATAATAATAGGATTATTATTATATATATATATGGCAACTAAAAAAGTAAGACAAGGACCAACAGCAAGCGCCACAGCATTTAATATAGGAACTAAAAAAAAAGGCAATGATGGAAATTATTGGATAGTAGTGGCAACAAAATCAAACGTACATAGATGGCAAAAAATTGCAAATAACAAGTCAAAAAAGTCAAAAGTATCAAATCCAAAAAAAAATCAGAGTGAAGAAGAGGAAGAAGTATGGGGAAAAAATAAAAAACTAGAAACATTTTGGCGAAATTTGGCCAAAGGAGAAACCATTGTAGTAATTAAAAAGAATAATGATTATAAGATAATTAAATTACAAAAAAAAAGAGTGGCAGAACATATAAGTGAGTTAAACAATGATCCAAATGTTGTTGCTTTATTATCTTCTTTTATGTCGCAAGATGCGTATGAAGTATATTTGTATCCAAAAGCACAAGATAGCTCTGTTGAATATGTTATAAAAAATTATAAGAAATTTTTTAAAGCATATGGTCAAAATCCAAAAGACCCTAATATGTGGCAATTATTTGAAAAAGTAATGTATCCTTATTAACTTACATTTTCACAAAAACTTATAATATAAATAAAAAATTGAAACAAAACTAATAAATAAATATATATACAATTAAATATGTCAGGATATATCTATTGCTTCTCAAATAAATCAATGCCTGGTATTCTTAAAGTTGGTATGACTGAGCGAAACCCAAAAATAAGATTAAATGAAGCAAATAGTTCTGATACTTGGAGACCTCCTACATCATATAAAATTGAATTTGCAAAAAAGGTGTTAAATCCTAAAGAAAAAGAAACCACGCTTCATACTCTACTTTCACAATATACAGAACGAATTAATCCTAAACGCGAGTTCTTTCGTGTTTCACCAGAAGAAGTAAAGACATTCTTTGACCTAATAGATGGAGATTTATGGGTTAAAGAGGAAGAAGAAGAAGAAGAAGAAGAAGAAGAAGAAGAAGAAGGTAACCAATCTATAATTTCAAATTTACCAGTTGTTAAAAGTCGTGATATGAGTAAATGTTTTACAAATGGACAACAAATTCGCCATACTATTGGCATTAATAAAACTTGGATTGGTATATATGATTCTTCAAAAAATGGAATTATTTGTGATACAAAATTTTATAAATCATTAAGCGGATTTGCTGAAATGCATTATAGTATAGATAGAACAGATAGAGTTAAATCAGCAAATGGATGGAAGGAATGTGAATGCGAAGTAGATGGAAAGTGGATTTCTACATTTAATCTATAATATTTGAAATTAATTTTCTTCTTTGTGTTTGTTTTTTTCTTTTTTTCTTTTTTGTTTTACTTTTTAAACGTCTTACAAATCTTGGTTTTTTTCCTCCAACAGGATTATTATCATCTTGAACAACCGGAACTCCAGAAACAATTAAAGATCCGATAACAGCTTGTTGTGCTGATTGCCGTTGAGAACGCTGCATTGCACCCTGTGCACGTACAAGATCGGCTAATTTACTGCGTTCAAGCGCCAACCTAAAGCGAAGCGTTGTTGTAATTGTCCTCTCACGCTGTAGTTTTTCTTTACACTCTTTTATTTGATCCTCTAATACTGACATTATATAATATATAATATATTATATATTATATATTATATATTATATAATATATTAAGGTAATACTTTAAAAAACTATGGGTCCATTAATATCAATAAGCTTTCCAGATGACAATTGTGGGATTTGAGTATATTTAGGTTTTAATAAAGTTCTCATAGTTATTAACAAGTCTTTCCAAGTTAAATTATTATTTTCATTTATAGTTTTTAAGAAGCACCAAGTCAATGCACCTTGAAACTTATTATCAATATAAGAATCCGCGCTTGTTTGCGAGTCAAAGCAACCGCTTATTAAAAAAACATTGCTTTTAGTTTCACTTATTTTTTCATTTGTTACTAAATCTTCGTTTCCAGATAAATAATTATATTTTAGATCCATAAGAGTGCCACTATGACAGCAATCAAAAATAACAAATAAAGTAACTCCTTCTGGTAAGTTCTCATCTATTATTCTTTTTAGTTCATCATCGCTAATAGATTGATTATCAATTGTTATTAACAATTCATCTTTTCCATCATTTTCATCATTATTTAAATCTGTTCTAAAATAACCATGTCCGCTATAAGTAAAAAAAAGTTTCTCTCCAGCTTTTGCATTAATTAATAAATCTTTGTATTTTTTTAAAATATTTTGTTTTGTAGGTTTAACAATTGTATTGTCAGTTAATAAACATAAATTATTACTACTAAAATTATACTTATTAACAAAATAACTTTGTAAATGATGCGCATCATTTATGCACCCATAAAGTTCGTTTGTTGTATTTAAATAATTTATACCAATAATTAATGCTTTTAATTCTATATTATTTAAAATTTTTTGTTCTGTTTCCATATGATATAACTCTAATTGCTGCTGTAATTGTTGTTGCTGTTGCTTTAAATATTCTTTAATTCTATTATTTTTATAATTAATTAAGTTCGTTTTATTAGTAGTATACATAGTTTTTAACTGAGTAATATAAAAAATTTTTGTGCGATTTGGCATTCGTTTATCTATAATTTTTTTATAATTATTACTATAAAATGCGTCTAAATTATCTAATTGTTGTTTAAACTGAGTTTCTATTAAGTCTAGTGAATTACTCATATTATTTATATATATAAATAAATAATATAATATTTTTTAAAACAGTTTAAAACAGTTTAAAACAGTTTAAAACAGTTTAAAACAGTTTAAAACAGTTTAAAACAGTTTAAAACAGTTTAAAACAGTTTTAAAACAGTTTAAAACAGTTTAAAGACCGTGTGGGAAACTTACAAGATTGGCACCAATACCAAAGCCAGCACCAGTTCTTGCACTTACAGCAAGTGCTGGTAAATATGTATCTAAAATAGAAAACGTCGCAGCGGCAACTAATGCAATTAAGGCAGCTTCATCAATTCTTATATTTTTTGTAGGTATAACATAAGCAGCTAAAGCAACAATTATACCTTCAAAAAAATATTTTAAGGCGCGTTTAAACAATTCATTTATATCTAAATATCCAATCAAAGACATATAATAATTGTTAAGAAAATAATAATAAAAAAATTAAATGAATTAAATGAATTAAATGAATTAAAATAAATACTTAAATATTAAATAAGAAGTAATAAATATTAGAATGAATACTACTAAAGAAGAAAATGTAAAATATGTTGATTTACTTGATGAAGATCAAGCATTGGCAGGACAAAAGTTCGTATGTTTATCTTTTCTCTCTCCAGAAAAAATATTAAAACAAAAAGAGCAATTTTATTTTGAACGGTTTATAAAACAATATGATTTATATAAATCACTTGAAAAATTTACTCAGTTTTTAAACTTTGTCGCTTATAAATATAAGATTTCATTTGAGAAGCTACAAAGTGATTTAGAAGACTTTGCTAAACAAGAACAAGATAATATTTTTAATATTTCTTTATATGCTGAATATAAAACATATATTGATCATAATGAAGAAAAATTAGAACTACTATTTAATCAAGAAAATAAGTTTCAAACATCAACAAGAGGGTTAAAGGTTCGTGGTTGCTTTCCATCGCAAGAAGAAGCTGAAATGCGTTGTAAAGTTCTTAGAGAATTAGATCCAAACCATGATATTTTAGTGGGTCCAGTTGGAATATGGGTTCCGTGGCATCCAGAGGCCTATAAAACAGGCAAAGTGGAATATTTAGAATCTGAATTAAATGAATTAATGAATGAAAAACAAAAAAATGAAAAAGCCGCAAAAACGGAATTTGATAAACGAATTAAAGAAGCGAGAAAACAAGCAATTGAAGAAAATATTAAAAAGGCAAAAGAAAGTGGTAATGTATTAACACAAACAATAAATAAGGATGGAGAGCTTGTAAATGTTAAAGATATAATAAGTAATGAAAATGGATTATTAAAACAAGGTGAGTTGGCCACTCCAGATGAGGTAAGAGATGTATTATTTAATACAGATAATGTAGTCACTGAAAAAACCGATTATGGATATAGTCAATTGACAAGTTTTCAAAAACCCTAAATTTTATTCTAAATTGGCGGCGTTAGACACAGATTCTAAAATAGGAAAATATGCGGCTGGTGTGGTAACATTATTTTCATTTTTAACAGTTGTAACAATTTCTTCTTCAAGAGTTCTTGTTTTGGGTTCAATTGGTACTGGATTATTTATTTGTATAGTTTTATCATATAAGTTTAAATCTTTTAAAATTGTTTTTGATGTAATAAATTCACTAGAAAAAACATATGATAACATAATAAAAAGGAATAACAAACTAAGGATTACTTTTAACATATTATATATATTAAATATTTATATTTTTAATAAAAATAAATAATAAATAATAAATAAAAAAATATATAAAATTGAATAATATAAATAAAGTATTCTATAAAATAATAGTATTTTATAGAATGTATAAAACATATTTAGGGCAAAAAGGCTATTCTATTTATAAAAATACATTGTCGCTTAAAGAATGTGTATTTATAAGAGATGAATTAATGGCAAAACCATATATTCCTAAATCGCCAGTAGAATCAGAAGCTTTTCCTATATATAAAGAATCGCCGCAAAAATTTTATGTTCCTCGCGTATTTGGAATTCTTCATTTTGGTAACCCGAATGAAATTAAAATTAATAATTATGAAAAAATTAATATAATATTTAATGGGTCTCTACGAGAAGATCAACAAATAGTTGTGAATAAGTATATTAACTCTATTAAAAATGGAGGATTTGGCGGTCTTCTAGATTTATATACTGGATTTGGTAAAACTGTTTTGGCTTTAAAAATTATTGCGCAATTAGGCGTTAAAACATTAATTATTGTTCATAAAGGATTTTTAGTGGATCAATGGATTGAAAGAATAAAACAATTTTTGCCAGACGCTAATGTTGGCCGTATTCAAGGACAAGTTATAGATATTGATAATAAAGATATTGTCATTGGAATGCTGCAATCTTTATCAATGAAAGAATATCATGAATCGCAATTTAATAGTTTTGGATTAACCGTTGTAGATGAGGTTCATCATATATCAGCAGAAGTGTTTGTAAGAGCATTACAGCGGGTTGTAACAATGTATACATTAGGATTAAGTGCTACAATGAATAGAAAAGATGGATTAACAAAAGTATTTAAATTGTTTATTGGAGATATTATTCATAAAGAAAAACGCGAAAATGATAATAGTGTATTAATTAAAGCGATTGAATTTAATATTAATGATGAAGAGTTTAATACAATTGAATACGACCATAGAGGAAATGCTAAATATAGTACTATGATTAGTAAATTATGTAATTTTAATATTAGGAGTGAGTTTATTTTAAAAATAATTAAAAATGAATTGGAAATTAATAACAATCAACAAATGATTATTTTAGGTCATAACAAAAGCTTACTAACATATTTATTTAAAGCAATAGAGCATCGTAATATTACAACCGTAGGTTATTATGTTGGAGGAATGAAAGAAAAAGATCTTAAAATAAGTGAAACTAAACAAGTATTAGTTGCAACATATTCAATGGCATCAGAAGGATTAGACATTAAGACTTTAACGACTCTTGTATTTGTAACACCAAAAACAGAAATAGAACAAGCAGTTGGTCGTATTTTAAGAGTAAAACACGCCAATCCTTTAGTTATAGATATAATAGACAAACATGATATATTTAAAAAACAATGGTTAAAAAGGCGACAATTTTATCATAAAAATGGTTATACAATTCAGTATAATAATAATTATAATAATGATATTAATAATTGGACTATATTAAGTAAAAAGTCAGAAAAAGAATTAGAAAATATAGACAATTTATTAGTCAATAAATGCTTAATAAATGCTTAATTGAAGAGAAATCCTTCATATTTTGTAGTAGTTAATATAGGAGGAACACTTGTGTCTTTATTATACATTTTATCTAATGGAGTTTCAAGTCCTATATATTGGTTCATTGGATCAAACCCAGGATATAAATTATCATTGAACGGTGGATTATTGCGCGTAGAATCAACCAATAAAGAAGTATTATTAGTCGTCTGTAAATCTAATCCAGAAATTAAAGGAGTACCACCTTCTTTTTCAAACGGAGATTTTCTATTAACAAAAACTGCTTCTCCTTGAATATTGTATTCTTTTTGTAAATATAGTTCAGGACATTTTTTTCCTTGTAATTCTTGATTTTTATAATATTTGCGATATTCCTCTAAATTATTAAATTTAATAATTGCCTTATTATATTTATTCATTAAATATATATATTTTCCTTTTTGAATTAATATATCAGGACAATCATTTTTATTTTTATTATATTGATTTATAAATAGATAAATAACTACAATAATAATAATAATTAAAAAACTATAAAAAATATCAATAAACATACTATATTATATTATATATTAATATATTTTATTAATATAATATATAGATGTTTCTTACAATTTATAGAAATCAAAATAAAAATGGTAAGGTTTCTTTAATTAATAGTGCGTTAATAGTAACTATGCCTGGATGTGGCTATTGTAAAGCATTAGAACCTATTTTACAAAAATTAAATGACGCATTAAAATTATATAATAATGATGGAACAACTAAAATATATAATATAGAAAATGAAGCATTTAAGCAGTTAGTAACCAATAGTAAAATTCACGATGCTGTATCTGGTTATCCAACAATTTTGATTGCTAAAAATAATAAGTTATCTAAGATATATAACGGACCTAGAACGGTTAATGCTTTACTTAAATTTTTTAAAGATAATTTAAATATAAAACAAATAAAAAAAGGAGGAACTAAAAGAAAACCTAAAAACAAATCTAAATATAATTACTCAAGAAAACATAAATAAAGTAATTATTTAGATAAAGTATTATGATGCTTATTTATAGTTTCAATCGCAATATTTATTGTTAAATCTGTATTATTTAAATTTACAACTACTCCATTTTCATCTAATAATCTGATTTTTAATTTTGATATTTTAACTGGGCCAAAATACAATTTAGTGTTAAATATTCTATCAGTATAATCTTCAAAACTTTTGTCATAATAATTACATCTATTTGGAATTAATGCCAATATATTTGACACACTATAAGTAAATGCTTCTGAACTATTATTTTTTAATTCAGCATTAAATCTAAAAAGCTTACTTTGATTTTTATTAAAGTCATCCACTTCTAATAAAAAATAACGAGTACCTATTGTATTCGCTGTAGATTCAGGATTAAATCCAATCTCTAAACTTAAGGTTTTAACATGATTATAGTAAGTTTCATTATTTATGGTTTTAAAAAAATTATAATTTAATTTTTTATAACCTAATATCCAACCCAAATTTAGAAATGCCGGTCTATTAGGAGTCATTTTATCACTAAAGTTTAAATTAAACCCCCAGTTATAACCTGCTGGTGGTAAGTTTCCACTGCTGTCATTTACTACAAACAATAGTTTGCCTGTATTATTTGTTTTAACTAGTTTAATAACTCTATAATAACGAATAGAAGCTATAATTGTTGGATTTGTTTCATTATTTTTAAAACAATCATTATTAATAATAGTTACTAGTTCTGTTACACTATAATTTCCATCTGATATAGTAAAGTCTTCTGTAAATATGGAGTTTTGGGAGATATCATTTGTTGTGCTATTATATTGAAAAAAGGTTACTGAAAACTTATTTGTTCGTAAATATTCAGAAATAGTATAATAACTATTAATTAACTCAATTGAGGCTAATTTTAATGAAACTACATTATGATATGGATCGTTTAATTCAATTATAAAGTCTGTACTACTTTTACTATTTGACTCCCTAAATTTACTATTTATTGATAAAATAGACGAGGTTGTTTCTCTTTCTAATGGATTTACTAATCCTTCGGTATATTTATTTAAATATCCTTTCACAAATAATTGTTTTTTTGCTGGTTCCTGGTTGCTGTTTTCATCATCAAGTATATTAGATTTAAAGTTTGTGTTATTTTCAAGTAATGTACTAATTATTTCTTCATTCTCTTTATAATAACTAATATTGGAATTGTTGAGATTTAAATTATTAGTTGTATCAAGAGCAAGCGAGTCCAAAGAGTCAATTTCCATTGAATTAGTGTTTTTTAGATTAGAATTAAAAATTTTAAATGCTGCTTTTGTATAAAACTTAATTAATTTATCTTTATTTTCCGGCAAATCATCATTTTCCTGAACACTAATTAATGATATTGTTTTTGATAAATAATCTTCTATTTTTATTATATCTATTTTACTATCTGTAATATTAAATAACTTATATAACTCATCAAGTGAATAATTATTTATATTTAAATCCATATATAATAATAATAATACAATTAATTTAAATATTTTATTGTTATATTGTTTTAATTTTATCATAATTAGTGTGTCCAGCAAAATTTATAAAATAATTATAATTTTATAAATAATTTTATAAGTAATATTATAAGTAATAATTGTATTATTATATATAGATTTAAATATTCTATTGATTTTATTGATTTTATTGATTTTATTGATTTTATTGATTTTATTGATTTTATTGATTTTATTGATTTTATTGATTTTATTGATTTTATTGATTTTATTTTATCATAATCAGTGTGTCCGGCAAAATGTATAAAATAATTATCATTAAAGTATTTATTTAGACTAATATTTTCAATATTATCTAATTTAGTTAAACCCCACAGAGCATTAAATTTATTATCTATAATTTTATATAAATTATGTTTTTGAAGTTCATAACCTATACAAGATTGTTCAAAAATAAATCCTCTAGGATGTGATCTACTTTGCAATATATATTTATTATATATAGTTAATAAAAAATCATTGTGTTTTTTTGGTTGCATTACAAGAATGCCTGAATTAAAAACCATATCAGTTTGAATATCAAATCCGCATAATTTATAATGATCGGTGGCACTTGTTTCCCACCCCATTTTTTGCTGTATTTTTAATCTTCTTTCTTTTGACGGTTGAGAAAATTCATCAATTATTCCAATGCAGTCATCATACTCTATATAATTATGAATTGGTGGAGAGTTAATATTAATTAAAATATCAGCATCTATAAATATAATAAAGTCATAATCATTTGACCATTCTTGATTACAAACTAATATTTTATTAAATGAAATCGCAGAACTATTAATATTGTTTTTATCTAAAAAATCTATAATAACTTTAAACTCATAACCATTTTTTACAGCATACTCTTTTTGACTTTTATAAAACAAGTTTTTATATTCGTCTAAATATTTTTCGCCAATTGCAATTGTTACTAATAGACACTTCATAATATATTATTATTCATAATATATTATAATTATAAACTAATTACAATCTAATTAAAAACTAATTATAAACTTTAAACAAGTTAAAAGATTTAATTAGAGTAAGCTAAACCACCCATACCAGACATAATACGAAGGACGTTATAGTTAGTGGCATACACGCGAACCTTGGCAGTATTGGTGCCACCAACAGTCGCATTAGAAAGCACAAGCTGAAGAGTGGCATTGTCAATTCGCGAGAAATTGCAAGTGCCAGATGGCTGGTGCTCCTCGGGGCGAAGAGCAAAAGAGTAGACATTAATGCCAGTGTCGGGAGTTCTAGTGTGGTGCTGGAAGGGTTGAACAAGGTCAAAGTAGGTGCCTTCACGCTCAGAGAACCGATCTTGACCGTTAAGCTGTAATTTGGCAGTGACAACTGGATTCTCGCCCCAGCAGTGCATGTCAAGAGAAGTCTCAGTTAAAACAAATGTGCCAGCATCAGATACCGATGACTGGAAGTCAGATGTAGTGGGATTTGCGGCAACTAATTGGGATTGAGTTGTTGAATTCACAAATCCAGAGTGATTGAAGTTGGGCGCCTGATAATCCCAACCAGGGAAGGTGACAGCATCAGTGGCACCGGGGTCCTGGAATAATCCAGCAGTGTTAATAAACGATTCAGCTCCACTGACAGCGCCAGGACCAGCAAAAGCGTGAATGCCATTGGGTAACACATCAATCGCATCAGTGTAGTTAAATGGCTGAGCACCAAGAACGCTGAATAGAGTAGTTCCAGTAATTAACGACGCACAATAATCAACATTTGCGTCAGGCTGAACAACCCAAATAAGTTCTTTGCATGGGTGATTAAAATTTAATTTAATCTTGTTAGACGAAGAGCCAACCGACTCATCGCCAGTAAATTGAAGCTGCTCAATAAGATACTCATGGGCGCTTTGAGCCATACGACGGCGCTCCTCTGTATCTAAGAATACATAATCAACATATAACGACGCGGCAACAAGCGACATCTGATATGCTGTAGAAACCTTTAATGAACTGGTGGCTGAAGTGTTGCTTAACGATGTAACGGCCCATAAGCACTCATCAATTGGGCGAAGATCAAGATTAATCTTAATTTCGTGATACTGAAGAGCAATTAAAGGAAGCGCAAGACCGGGATTGCGGCAATACCAGAACTGTAAAGGCACATAAAGGGTGGTCTCTGGAAGAGCATTGCGGGGAGCGCAGACCTGAGTAGGTGCGCTGGTGGCGCAAGGGCCATCAACCGCTGCAAAAGATGGATCAGTGATAAAGGTTAACTGAGTAGTGTTGCCAACCATCTTGTAATAACCACGCTGCTGCTCGCTAGTAAGAGTTAGCTGATTCCATATGTGCATCCAATCACCATACTGACGGTCAATGCGCTGACCACCAATTTCAACCTCAACAATAGAGATAATTTGCTCACCGGGGAAGTCTAACCAGCGAGCAAACACGCCAGTCTCGCCACGGTGCTGATCGCCAGGGCCAGCCGCTGTTGCGCCGCGAGCAGCTGTGGGGTTCATTTGCTGATTAATTTCTGGTAGAGTAATTTGTAAATATGTGCGATATGCCAAATCACCATTGCGAGAAATAGTGCATGTTACACGGCGGCCAAAGTCAGCCTGTCCGTTAAATGTTTGTTCAATTGATTCCATTGCAAAGTTAGTATAACGACGGTATGTTACCTTCCAAAAGGTAATCTGTGGATTGCCGGTAAGATAAACATCTTGTGCGCCATAAGCGACGAGTTGCATTAAGCCTCCTCCCATATTTATAATATAACAAAAGAAAAAAAATTAAAAATTAAAAATTAAATTAAACTAATTATTAAATTATTAGTTTAATTTCTTATTAAAGTTATTATTAAATATAAATTGTATCCTTAATATCCTAAATAAATACAAATAGTATGCGTAATATACTATATATTAACAATTAAGTATTTTCCTTAATATATATATGTATTATTTAATTAAATATATATAAATAATAGTATTTATATAAATGAATAATTTTAAACCTAAAAATCTAAAAACAATTATTATTGAAAAACCTAAAGAATCCTTAGATTATAAACATGAAAAGTTTTTAGATGAATTTATACAAATTTCCAATGAAATTATTCCTAAATTAGAAGAAGATAGAAAAAACTTATTATTAGAATATAATATTATTACTAAAACATTTGATGAAAAGTTAGAAATTAAATATGCAATAAAAACAATTGATGATAAAATTAATACTCTTAAAAAAAAAAAAAAAAAAAAAAAAAAAAAAAAAAAAACAAAAAAAAAAAAAAAAAAAAAAAAAAAAAAAAAAAAAAAAAAAAAAAAAAAAAAAAAAAAAT